AGATTGCTGGGGAGCTTGAACCGGTGGGAGTTAAAGAAGCTGTGGAGCTAGCAACCAGATTCTTCCCATACCGCAACCCCGGAAAGCACGCCTCGTTGACAGCCAGCGCGTTAACGACCGAATCCATGTCGCTTTGCGTCGACACCGAAGCGCGGCTGAAGTTGACGCCGAGCGGCAGTTGACCGTACTTCAACGACTGACCATTCATGGACGCGACAAAGCCCGCGCTGTCGATCTTGCAAGGTGACAGTGCGGTGCCTAAGCCGATCATGGGTCTACCAGAGCGCGACGATGTTCGCGGCGGTCGTCAGCGCGTTGTAGATCCTGCTCGCTCGAATCGGCAGCACTTGGCCGGCTTGCAGGTTGGTGAAGAGTACGGGGCCATTCGCCATCTGCACCTGAAGATTGCCGCCTGTGCCGATGTAGATGGCGCGGGTCGTAAAGCCTAGGTCGGTGGAGTCGCTCGGCGTGACAACGGCGCCGTTCGTCGCAGGTCCGTCGACCGTGGTCTGTCCGGGAAAAAGGTCACTCGCCATCATCATCCTCGTCGGAAATCACAGGCAGCACGTCGCACTCGCATCGGGGATGCAAGAGCGGACCATCGCCACCACCATCAGGGAAATCTTCGTCAAGACCGACCACGACACCATCGAGCGCTTGGCACTCGTCACAGCAATCCGGGTCGGCCGTCCATTCCTTGCCTTCAACCACGCCGCTTGCGTCATACGCGGCCAAGTTGCCTTGCACGTCAGCGTTTCCCGTTTCGGTGCGCGCAATCATTTCGGCGCGATCGTCAGAAAACGCGAAGTTGTCGGACAGCTCATCGGCAAGCGTGTCGTTCGACCAGCCTTCTTCGAGCGCCTGCGTCACGTCGGCTCTTAGAAACTCGCGCGTGCCGTCCGTGATCGCCCATTGCGCATCGGGGTTGTCGACCAGCTCGCCATCGACCAGCTTCTTGCCGACCATTTCAGCCGCGCGGTCTCGCGCGTACTCAATCGCGGCGTCGTTGGCCTGGTCGAGCTGGTCATCGCTGAACGACGTTCCGAGCTGCAAACGTGCCTGGTCGACAGCGTCCTTCGCAAGTGACTCAAGCGCGCCGCCGACGTCGTCTGACACGGCTTCAAGGTCAGTGAGGTCCAAAGAAGCAAGGATGCGATCAATCTCTTTGCGTGGGTCATCTTCAGCCTTCGCCACTTTCGACAGCGCGGATTGCAGTTGCGACGTCACCGAGCTTTGCAGCTTTGCGAAGGAGTCTTTCAGTACGGAACTGATTGACTCTTCGCTGGATGACCGTGCTTTGCGGTTCCGATCGATTCTCGGGACTTTTTTTTTACCCGACGCGGCTTTATTCGCTGCGGCAGGTGGTTTCGCCGCTCCGCTCGGCGCATTGGCGGTCGTCGACGGCGGCTTTGGGTTCATACCGTTGGCAGGCTTCGCAGGCGGCGCTGAGCCATCTTGCATCATGCCCATCGGCGGCGGCGTCGGGTTCAGCTCCTCTTTCTGCTCAGGCGTCAGTGGGTCACGTCCAAGGCCTTCGCGCACCTCATCAGGCGTTAAGCAGCCGGCCTCGACGTAAATCTGCGAGATTTGCGCCTGCTCGAGCGGGTCGACGGCTTCTTCCTCGTCCCACTGAAATTCGAGGTCAGGGCGACCGATGTACTTCTGGATGCAGATGTCCATGATGCCTTTAAACCAAATCTTGGTTGGCTCAAGGCCTTCGGCGAGCGACTGCTCTTGCGCAGTGCCCGCGGTCGCGCGGTTCATCTGCTTGGTGAACGGCTGCGGCGAAATCGAGAAGGCGAAGCAGATGATGCGGGCGATCCACTCGTCGAAAGCGTCCTGCAGCACGTCCGCCTTGAAGGCATGTGGTTCCATGCCGCCAGGCACGAAGCGAGCCTTTGCGCGGTTCGCGGTGTTGTTCTCGAGCAGCGAGTCCCAGTAGTTTTGAAACGCGCGAATCTGGTCAGGATTCCACTCGTTCGGCACGCCAATCATCATGTCCGGCACAGTGCCTTCGGTGAAGGCCTGCAACTGCATCAGCGACCGCCGAATCGCGGTATTGATGGTCATGATGATCTGCTCGACCGGACCAAAGCCGTAGATCTTGTTCGTCCGCACATTGCGCGGGCGATAGATCATCTGATCGCGCGTGTAGTTCGCCGCGTTGGTGCCTTTGATGACCTGCTGGTATGCAGGGTCAGGCGCCATCGGCGTGCGACCACTCATGTCGATCACGCGCTTAATGGTCGAGCCGTCGATCAGGTCGAACGACATGGCTTTGCCGCCAGCCATGAAGGGAAAGATGCACGGCGCGTCGAGTACGAACAGGTCCTCGAGCAGCGCACGCTGCCAGGTCGCGAAGTCATTGAAGCCGTCAGGAAACTTCAGAAAGTTCTGAATCGCTTCGGAGCCCGCGTCGTCCGGCGAGTCCTCGTCGACATAGCCGACTTTCCACTTGATCTTCGCAATCTGGTCTTTGCGGGTTTCGATGACCAGGCGAAGAATGTCGCAGTTATCGGCCAGCGCGCGCAGTTGGTGATAGCTGACCGACTCTTGCGCACGCGGCTGAATCTGCGTGTTGGTCGAGACGGGATAGTCGAACTGCCGCTCGCCCATACCTTCGAGCGTCGGCGCGATCGGCTGACCTGGTCCGAACTGCGAATTGGCGTCGACATCGCCGAGCACATAGCGCGCAGCAGCCTCGACCAGCGTGCGGATAAAGCCTTTGTCCTTACCGGAGGACGGATAGCTCGTCGCGGCGTCTTTTGGCGCTGTGACGTTCGGAACTGCGACCACGAATGCTAGACCGCAGCGCCGGTGATCTTATTGCGCCAGACCTTGCCGTCAGAGACGATGGTGTAGCCGAGCGTGGTGTCGAGATACGACACGCCTTGGCAAGTGGTCGGGTTCGGTCGCTGCGCAGTCGTGCCGGTGCCGCCTTGCGTGGCTTGAATCCAGCCGTTGGCGGCAAGCACCTGGGCGTCGAAATCCTGAACCAGAATGACCGAACCGACCGCGCAAGTGTAGCTGCGGCCGTTGGCAACGCATGGATTCGGGCCGAACGTCTTGTCGGCGGGCGGCAGCATATTGTGTGCGGTCACGGTCATACTCCTTGAGCCTCTTTTTCGCGAGCGATGCGCTCAACTTCTTGCCGATAGAAATCGAGAATCCCGAAGGTGTTGTCCGCGTGCATCGCATGGGCGCCCGAACAAGCGTCGGCGTCGTCCTTGTGCTTCGCGTCAGGAAAACCTTCGAGGGATGAGAAAAATGCGTCGTTCCACGGTCCTTCGACGATGTCGACATTGCCCGCTTCGAACTGCGCTGAAATCGGACTAAAGCGCGTGACCTTGTCGCCGCTTTCGAGCTTGGCCTGTGCCGAGAAGCCATCGAGCATCAGCACGAGGTTCTTAGCCTGCGACTTGCCGGCCTGCGCTGGATCCTGCGGCACGCCCACACGCACTGAGGTGCCGTCTTGTACGGCGGTGTTTCGAATCGCCTGCTCGACAATGTGCGGCGACTCCTGCAAGCGCTCGACATGCGCGATGCAGTAGCGCTTCGTCTTGCGGTTCTGGCCCATCAGCACGCCAACGGTCCAGTCCGGGTCGTTGTCCTGCGTTTTCTTGGTCGCAGCCAAGTCCCAGTAACGCACCCATGACCAATCAGGCCCGACAGGTCGCGCGCGCACCATCGTGCACGCTGAAACATCAGGCCTGCGGTCGGGCGAATCTTCCAATTGCCGCCCAGCAGCCGTTCGCGCTCGACACGCGACAACGCCATGAGGTTGGCGCGATAGCCTGGGTCAGCTTTGGTCAGCGCCGGATTGTCGTCGAGCTTGGCCGCGATGAACGTCAGCGACTTCGGCATCAGTTCCGACTCTTCGCCGGCTTGCCACTTGGCAAACTCGGCATCTGGCTCGGACGTGAACTTTTCGAACAATTCGCGCGGGTCGCTGGCCCATTGCAACTCATCGCCGATGCGTGCGAACCAGCGAATCTGTCCGCTGCGTTCAGCGATCGGATAGCCGGTGTCTTGGTCGATCCACCAAGCGATGAACTCGGCAACCCATGAGTCTGCGTCAGGGTTGCAACCGCAGCGAATGTACGGCCGCACACCGATCGTCGATCGATTGCGCGACAGCATGTAGAAAAACTGCGCCCGTGTGAAGTGCGTCAGCTCGTCCCAAAGGAACAGCGGCACTTCGGCAGACTGCCAATCGAGCACCGTCTTGTCGTGCTCGAGGTGGTTGATGGTGAGGCGTCCGCCGCCCTTCCAGTTCCACTGCATCTTGCCTTCGATCGGATCGGCACCCGTCAGCGGGTAGAGCCTCATCGTCTGGTCCCATGTCGAACCAGGCTTCTTCGCATCGGCCAGCGTGCGTCGAAACAGGACGGCTTCGAAACCTTTGACGGTGATGCAGTGGCGCAAAGCCTCGAGCTGCAAGGCGAAGGACTTGCCACCGCCAGCAGCACCGCCGTAGATCGCTATATCCGCTGACGAACCAAGGAAGAGTTCCTGAGGTCCTTTCTGCGGCCTAATTTCGCCCATTGTCGGGCAGCGCGACCTTGTACGTCGTGACCTGCGTTTGAATCGGTCCGCCGTCTGCGCCAGTGATTTCCTGAGTCATCTTGTCGCCGTACTTCTTCGGCGACAGGCGAGCGACGATGAACTTGCGCGCATCGATTTGCGTTCGCCGTTGCTGCTCGGACGCAGCATCGACCTTGCGGATGACGACCTTCTCACCACCGCGCATGATGGTCTCTTCGAGCATCTGAGGCGGCGCGTCGGCAATCTCGGCGATTTCCTCGAAGAACTTGTCGGCACGCAGCGCCATCGCCTCAGTGTGGCGATCGACCAGACCGGGAATGTCGTGCAGCCACTTGTACCAGGTGTCGACGCAGCACGGCGGCTTGTAGTCGGCGCGCTTGGTCAGGATCTTGTGCAGGCTTTCGCCAGCTCGCACGCGGCTCAGGATTTCAGCGGCTTTGCGCTCGCTGAAGGTGGTTTTGCCTGCCATGGCGCGCTTTGAAAAAAGGTGCGGCCCGAACGCCACTTGGAGGAAACGCCCGGGCCGCGAAGCGCTGCTGGTGTGACAGCGCAGGGAGGAGAACTACGACGGCGACAAACTCGGTTACTTGCCTTCGGGCCGCTTGTGCAGACCCTTTTCGACGAAGAGTTCGGCTACATCGTCCATGTGCAGGCAGTCGCACATGCACGCGCCAACAGGCTGACCACCGAGAATCGGCGCGATCATGCCGTTGCAATAATCATTTCCGGGAACGGCGTCGTACAGAATGCCGATAGCGTTGATGTTGACTGAGCCAGCGCCGTAGCCAGCCAGCGAGACGACCTTGTCGCCGTTCTTTGCTTCACGTCCATTGCGGTAGTGCATCGCTATCTCCGAAGTTTTGGAACTCCAAAGCGGATCGACCAATGAAAAACGCCACCGTTTGCGGAGGCGATAGCTCTCCCGGTGGCGTCTAGCTCGAGTCGCTCAATGCGCTCGGAATCGGTCATCTGAACGAAGCGGATTAGACGCTGAGCAGCTCACCATCGTCAACTCAGGCGTGCTGAGTGTTGCTACCTAGCGACAATCGCCAATGCGAACGCGATCGCCCGATTCCATCATCGCGCTCAGGTGCTTCTCGACCTCATCCTCGGCACGATGTCGCGCCAGGTCAAACACCGACACAGGGCGCGGCTTGATGCCCATCTTGCGGCAGATGATTTCGGGCGGCATGCGCCAGCGGTACAGCAGCGTCAGCAGCTCGCGCTGGTAGCCGTTCAATCGCAGGAGCGCGCGGTGCACAAGCTCGCCGTCCATTTCGTCAATGTCGCTTTGCGTGAGCGCGCCTGACTCGTCGCCCATGTGCCAGCGTCGCATCGATTCGCAGATGATGCCGGTGATGGTGGTCTCGTAGGTGCGACCCCCGCGCATGTACCTGGCCCAGTTCTCTAGGCGTTCGTGCAGCGTCTTTGGACCGCGGCGAGGTTTGTCGTCGGTGGTTTCACATGGAACATTCGCGAACTGCGACAGCAGCTTGTTCGTTCCACGCGCGATACGCGCACCACGCAGCGATGCACGGCGGTGCATGACCGCATCAGCGTGACGACCTTCCTGCTCGGCCTGTGCTGCGAACGATCGCGAGAGCTGCTCAAGCACCAAGGCATCGAAAAGTTGGCGCCGCAGCGCCGTTTCCGTGTCCGCGTGGCGCGTGGCCGAGGTCGCGACGAGAACCGTTTTCATCCGCGCGAAATTCCCTTCAGCCACGCCTTGAACGTGTCGTCGATCTTCGCAGCACGCTCGCAATCGGCCCAACCATCGCGAACGCCGATGAAGTGACCGATCATGAGACCGAGGATGAACGCGACAATGATCGCCACCACGCCCCAGGTCATCGCGTCGCCTCGCACATGGCACGATGCTGCTGCAGGCGTTGCGCGTGTCCTGACAGCGGCTTGAACTCGCGCACCTTGCAACCTTCGATCAACTTCGCGCGTGCCGCTGCATCCGCCTGGCGCTTGACTGGCCCGACGACATCGATCGAGCGTTGCGTCGCTGCTCGACGTCGCGTCTTGCCGGTGCCGAGTAGCGCTGCCGCTTGACGCCGTGCATGCTCACGCAGCAGACAACCGCACGACTTCGTGTTGCCGCAACGCACTTCGGACAGGTTAACTGCTTTGAGTTGGCCGCACTCACAGCGCCATTGCCACTTGCCTTTCGTCAGCTTCGCGACGGCAGTCAGCCGGCCGTGCTTTTCGCCAATCATGCCAGGTGTCGGTTTCTTCATCGTCAAATCTCCAAGTGGTCACAGCAGGTCATCGAATTCGGCGCAGCGCGTGAGCGCCACACCGGTCTTTGTATCGTCGAGCGCGCAGGTGAACGTCTCGAAGCGACGAATGAAAATGCAGTCGGTACAGCTTCGCTGCTGCGCGTCGTCGACCAGCTCTTGCGGCGAGCGGCGAAACCAGCGGATGGGCGCGGAGACGCTCATGGTTCCCTGTCGAACGGCGTGGATATTTCATCGCGCGCAGGCGCGTGCGAAATGCTCGGAGGTTGGGGAGAAATCCCCGCTTCCGCCCTCCTCGCCCAATCCAAAATCGCCAGCGCATCGGCGGCGTTATGGTCCTTCGGGCTGAAGCCTCGCAGCTGCGCCTGACCGAACATTTCGTCCTTGTTCGCGTTGCCTTTGCCGGTCCAGTTTTTCTTGATCGAGCCCACTGGCACGCCGTGACACGGAACGTGATTCACCTCGCACCAGACGTAGAGCAACGCTTCGAATGCGCCGTAGACGTGCGCTGCTCGCGTGGCGTTCTGCTTGCCGTGGTTGACGATGACTTCGAAGTAAACCGCGTGAATCTCGGGTGCCATGCTGGCGAGTTCGGTGAGCTTGGCGCGGAACTTGAGGTAGCGCTGCGCAGGTCCGTCATGCCGTCGTGGTGCGAAGGATTCGCTGCCGCTGTAGGTCGAGACGCCCATACCGAGCGCCCATCCGAGTTGCGTGCCGAGGTCGAGTGCGAGCAGGTTCATACGGGTTCTCCTCTGAGTCGTTTGCTCTTGACCTCGAAGACGCGCTGCTTGAGGTCGAAGAAGGATTCGCCTGGTCGTGGGGTCAAGCCTTCACGCGCCGCTTCGTCCACGATGCCCTGATCGGTTTTGGTCCAAGGCGATTTATCGCCGTGCGGTTTGGAAGAGTTATCCACAGGACTACTGCTAGTTGATGTAACACCGCTAGTAGCTATATCTCTCTTCTCTTCTCTTCTCTGGTAACGCTTTTTGTTCGCAATCGGCGTTACATTCGTAACGGTGTCAGCGTTACCGTTTTCTTCATCATGGCCGGATGATTCGGACTGATTTCGATGCTTGGCGACGCGCCGATTTGTGACCGCACGAGCCTTGGCTGTTTCGCCGTTATGGCGATCAAAGTTGGGCAAATTCAATGAGTTATCTTCGCCGGTGAGCCAGCCGACATCAGCCATCGCGCGGGCGAATCCGCGCTTGCGAACGAGCTCGTCGATGAAGTCGCATGTAACGGTGATACCGTTACCGTCGACCGAATGTTGGTCTGCCCATGACCACAGTCGAGCGAGCTTCCCCGCGACAAAATCTCTGTCGATTTTTAAAAGAAAAGCCATGCGAACGACTTCGGGTTTGTCCGCCAAATTCGAGGAAATCTTGATCCAGTCGCCGGCCATCAGGCGACCTCGGCGGTGAAAAGTGAGGACTGACCGAGCAACTTTTCAGCGCAACTCGGGCTCAGCCAAAGCGCCTCGGTTCGAAGGCTGGTGCCGCGATGAGCAGCAATCCGGGACTGACATTCGACCTTTAGCCAGCCAGGTAAGGCGTCGCTGTAGGACGCATCGGGATAGCCTGACAAGCAGACGTCGCCTTGAAGCGTCTTGACCAACTCGAGCAGCGATGCGTGGTCGGCGTCAGACATTTCGTGCTTGTAGTAACGCCCCCCCCCAATCACGCGGGTGGAGTGCAGATAGGGAGGGTCGAGATAGAACAACGTCTCGGGCGTGTCATGCGCTTTGATGACGTGCTCGGCCGGCTTGTTTTCGATCAGCACGCCGGCCATGCGCTCGCCGAACTCGGCAATGCCTCGAGGCATCTTCGACCAGACGTGCATCGCCGTGCCGTAGTTGCGCTTGGTGTCGACGCGAAAGCCTGTGCAGCCCTTTGTTGCGCCTGCAGAACCAAAACCCATTTCCGCGCGGATAAACGTGCGCCTGGCGCGTTCTACGGGCTCTTCGGTCAATTCCCAAGCGATGTCGAACTCAGCTCGAGCATACGGGGTGAACGCCAGCACCTCGACCAAGCGCTCGCGGAGCGCAGGATCCTGCAGGACGCGAAAGACGTTGACCATATCGCCGTCGAGGTCGTTGTACACCTCGCCATGACTACGCGGCTTTTGAAGCAGCACAGAGGCAGCGCCACCGAACGGCTCGACATAGACCTTGTGCGCTGGAAAGTGCTTGATGACCCAAGGGGCAAGTCGGAACTTCCCACCGTGATACCGCATGACGGGACGGGAAACGGTCACGCTGCCACCTCAACATCAGCCAATGCTTCGACGGCCGCAATTCTTCGACCTATCCAAACCATGCAAGGAACGGCCATAGAGTTGCCGAGCGCTTTGTAGCGCGGGCCATCGGCCGCAGGTTTTCCGCGAACTTGGATCAGCGTGTATTCGTCAGGGAACCCCTGTAGACGCTCGCACTCGCGCGGGGTAAGTCGACGCACTTGCATCGCCTGCAACAGCGCCGGGTAGCCCTGTCCTGGCTTGCCGCCGCCATTCTTGAGCGCACCGGCCGTATCCGATACAGTGAGCTCGGCACGCTGGTTTTCGTGGAAGGCGACGGCTTGATGGCCACCGCCGTTTGTGTGACTGTCTTTGTGGCCCATTGCGCGCATCGTTGATGCGATGTCGCCTACCCCAAAACCTGATCGACCAGAGGCTTTGCAGTCGAAGGCTATGGCGCCCAGAGAATTGCTGCCGGCGCGCGGATGCCCGCGCAATGTGTCGGCAATCAGCGGAATTCCGCGCCCGGTTCCGTCTTCGCTCGCGTCGAATCCTTCTCCGCGCAGCGTGTGAGTGACAAGCATCCCTGCTTCAGCATCCTGCTGAGTGACGCTGCCTGCCGCTTTGCCGTTCGATTGAAGCGTGCCTGCGATGTAAGGCGCCTCGTGGTTGCAGTTCAGCGTCGGCGCAATCTCGGCGCCTATCTCGGCGCCCGCTTGACCTGTTGCTACGCATAAAGTTTCAGCAATAAGGGTCGAATCTTTTGCGTGACCTGATCGGGCGCCGTGTCCTGCGCCACCGTTTGCAACGCCCGCAATCAGCGTCGAGGCAACATCCGGAACTAACCCGCCTCCGACTTCGAAATCGGTCCCGAGCCCGCCACCGCCTTGAGTGCGCGCGCTAAGGGTCGGGGCAACGTCTTTCCGCGCTTCTCTGCTCGGCGCAGGATGCCCCGACAAGCTGTGGCGCTCAAATAAAACCGCTGCGGCACGTCGCCAGTCTCCAAAATATCCGACAACGAACACACGGCGGCGTCGCTGGGCCAAGCCGAAGTATTGAGCGTCAAGCACTCGGTAGGCCCACCCATACCCGAGCTCGCCCAAGCCCCCGAGGAAGGAACCAAAGTCCCGTCCTTCGTTGCTGGACAGGACGCCGGGGACGTTCTCCCAAACCAGCCAGCGGGGCCGCAAGCGGTTAGCCAATTTAAGATATTCGAGTGCCAGGTTACCGCGCTCATCCGCCATGCCGCCTCGGAGTCCCGCGACGCTAAAGGACTGGCAGGGAGTTCCTCCGACAAGAAGGTCAATTGGTTCATAGTCACCGGCTTGAATGGTCGTAAAGTCACCGTGAAGCGGTACATCGGGCCAACGATGCTTGAGCACCGCGCGGGGGAAGGCTTCGATTTCAGAGAAGAAGGCGGCGCGCCAGCCAAGCGGATGCCACGCAACCGATGCAGCTTCAATACCGGAGCACACTGAGCCGTAGATCACGCGCTCACCCGAGCTGCAAATCGCTGAATGCGCGCGTTAAAGCAGCGTCGAATGCAATAGCTGCGCACAATGCTGATGAGCGTGTAGATGAAGCCCAAAAGGAGGTTCGCGCGCGCGTCAATGTGCCAACCGAACAGCGGAAAAATCAGCGCGTTCGCAGTGAAGTTGATCGCGAAGCCGATCGCTACATTGATGAGCGCCTCGACGAGGGAGCCCTTGCGACTTTGACTCACGCCAGTGCCAATTCTTTCTGCCGCGGCGCGATGCGCACGACCTTTTGTAGCTTGCCGGTGACCGGCGAACGCTTCGGTGCGGTCTCTTCAAGAACGCCGACGCACACCAGCTCGTTCACGCGGCCGCAGACCGACGACAGGCGCATGCCGGTCTTCTCGGCAATCTCGTCGCGCGTCAGCGGCCCATCAATGAAGATGGCCGCAACCACGGCCTTGCAGCGCGGGCCCAGTTCGTTGTTATCGATGAGCGCCTGGTAGGACAGTCGTGACGTTTCGGCGACGCTCATGTGCGCTCCCTGGCATGACGTTCAAGGCGCCGCTCGCTTTCGAGCACGGCGGTGGCTTCAAACAGGTTCGAGATCGCCGCATCCAGCGCTGCCTCATCGCGCTTGCTGATGGCCTGCTCCGCCAGCACGTAGAGAGACCCGATGTGGCGAATGCGGCCGGCGGTGGTGGTGTCGGTCATGCCG